GTCGAATCAGCTACTCTCGAGCTCGTACTAAAAACCGTCTTCGAGCGTCGCGTGATTATAAAAGAACCGCCGTTAAACAAATACGCCCAAACGGCGTACGGCGATTACATCCGCGATAAGCTGCTGACCGTTGGTGTCGATATACGTCAAGGCCAAAGTAAACAAAGCATTATGGCCAGGCGTGGATCGTTAACCGGAGCTTTAGCAACTCTGGACCTAACCAGCGCATCGGACAACATCGCCTATCGTCTGGTGATGGATCAGTACCCCCTTGAATGGTTTGCGGCCCTGAGCGACATTCGCTCTGACCGTGTATCGATTATGGGTCGCACACTGGAGATGGAGAAGTTCTCCGGAATGGGGAACGGCTACACATTTCCCGTACAAAGCCTGTTGTTTTGGGCTATTGTGCGTGCGTGCGCTGATCAGTTCGACTGCGAGGACGACACAGTAAGCGTCTACGGCGACGATATCATATGTCCCGTGGAATGTGTTCCACTCGTCCTAAAAGTGTTTCACGCAGTAGGGTTGGTAGTCAATCTGAACAAATCGTTCTGGTCTGGCTCCTTTCGCGAATCGTGCGGCACTGACTGGTTATTTGGTAAAAATGTTAGACCTGTGTACCTTAAGAAAGATATCTCCCCTGAGTACCTCAGGGTGCTACACAATGAGTTCTTCCGCAAGGGAGAGTTCTGTGCGGCTGAGATACTACTGTCCTACATCCCACCTGACAGCGAACTACTTTACGGCCCCGATGGTTATGGGGACGGCCATCTGATCCGGAAGGATTGGATTGGCGAGCGGTATCTGCAGGAGTCGAAGGTGCAAATCTACGACCCCATTTTGCAGCGTACTTGCCCTGTTCGCGCTCAGGATGGCACGCCCGTGAGGGCGCCCACTGGGTATGATTTATGCTTCTTTAGGACAGTCCGGAACCAGCCTAGGTTCGACTGGGAGCAATCCCATTACGATCTAGCAGCAATTCTGTATCAGAAGACTGGTAGTGGTTCCGGTAGAGGCGGTATGAATGAACACTCATCGAGGTTCTCTGAGTCGTACAAGCGTGAGCTTGCACATTACTTAGAGGACGGCATGTCCGTAGCATCACTCGGTCATGCGATCAGAATGGCACG